TCCAGAAGCAGCTTGGATTGGTGGGCAACTACCAGAGCAACCGGGTTCAAACACTTGGAAGTTTAAGTCCCTTTCTGGCGCAACTGTAAGTAGGATTACTTCAACAGAAGCAAACGCTGCAAAAGCTGTTAACGCCAACACCTACGAGCGCGTAGGCGGAATTGCATTGACTTCTGAAGGTACTATGGCAGGCGGCGAGTTCATCGACGTTATGATCTTTGTTGACTGGTTGGAAGCCCGTATGCGCGAAAGCATCTTCTTCCGTTTAGTTAATACTAAAAAGATTCCTTATACCCAAGCTGGTGTAACTATCATCGAAAACGAAATCCGCAGAGTTCTTGCAGAAGGTATTGCAGGAGGTGGTCTTGCACCAAATCCACAACCAACTGTTAGTGTTCCAAACGTACTTGCAACTAACCCAAATCTACGTGCTACTCGCACACTTGAAGGTATTACCTTCGAAGGCCGTCTTGCAGGCGCAATTCACTTTGTTAAAGTTCGCGGAACAGTAACTGTCTAATAGGAGCCAAAAATGGCTAGTCAATATACATCTACCTTTAGTCCACAAGACGTTACGGTAGTTATCTCTCAAGGAACCTTCTCACACATTGTGAGTGGTTTCTCTGAGGATAGCATTGTAACGGTAGAGAAAAACAGCGATACATACAGTCTGTACACTGGTGCTGATGATACAAACTCTCGTGTCTACCAAGCCAACACATCTGCTATGATCACGTTGCCTCTACAACAAACCTCAAACAGCAACGACATACTCTCTCAACTCTATGAGAATGACAGAGCAAGTAGAGACTCTTCTGGTTTGTTTTCTATCACAGTAAAAGATAACTCAGGTCGAAGCCTGTTCTTTGCTGAAGAAGCTTTCATTTCGGTTATACCTGACGCCTCGTTTGGTAACACGATGCAACTACGTGAATGGTCGGTACAAGCAGTTCGTCTAACTGCTACCTTTGGTGGTAACGCCAACTTCACACCTGAAGATGCTGCATCTTTCGAGCAACTTGGTGGTGTTGTTGAGGACAAATGGAGAGCGTAATAGCTCAATTTCCTAAAAGGAGGGGGGCAACTGCTTCCTTCCTTTTTTTATTGGAGAAATAAAATATGTCAATAAGAAGTTATTCGCCAACTGACGTAGCAGTTCTGCTTGCAGGTTTCTATCAAGTTGATGGTTTTATGGAAGGTTCTTTCATAAGTATTTCCAAAGACGTACAACCTTACAAGACAACAAGAACATCTGATGGACAAGTTGCAAGAACTTTTACCAAAGACGACACTTACACAGTAACACTAAACCTAGCCTCAACAAGCCCAACAAACGATCTTCTTAATGCTGTAGTCTTAGGAGACTCCTTGACTCAGTACGGAAAATTTCCCTTGTTTGTAAAAGATGGATCAGGTACGAGCTTATTCTTAGCACCAACTAGTTGGGTTAAAGAAGTTCCTGACTTAGCGTTTTCTGAGGATGTGACAACAAGAACTTGGGTGCTACAGGCAACCAACTGTGTTACTAACTTTGGTGGAAACGAGGGCGCAAGCAGTGCTCTCCAAGATCTAGCCACCGTCACACTAGGTGCTTTGTAACCAGTCTAACTTAGGAGAGTCAAATGGCTTTTGAAGTAAACACATACAGCCCATCCGAAATTGGTCTTGAAATTTCTGGGTATAGAATTACAGGTTTTGAAAAGATATCTATTTCAAGAAACTCGCCTGCCTTCTCCCTAATAAAAGGTATTCGTGGGAAGAACAGCAGACAAAGAAACAGAGACTCGTCTTGCTCTGTTGTTGTGAACATTATCCAAACGTCCCTAGTAAATGACGTTTTGACGCAAATTCTAGAAGAAGACATAAGAACAAACTCCGCAAGGCTCACATTAAACTTGACAGATGGGCTTGGGAGTAGTAAGATAGTAAGTAGGGAAGCTTTTATAGAAGGCTATCCAGAAACAGACTATTCAGGGGATATTGTGTATCGTAGCTGGACAATAGTGTGCTTGTCAACCGATCTTTTCCGGGTTGGTGGTAACGCTAAGTTGGGCGGGAATGCTTTTTCTGCTGCTATAGACAACTTCTAAATTAAAAATGTGAGGAAATAAATATGCGCGAACAAAAAGAAGTTACAGTAAACGGTAACGATTATATTCTAAACCAATTTGGTGCCATCGAAGGTCTCAAATATCAGAAAGCTCTTGCTCAAGTAATCCTACCAGCACTGTCTGAGATTTCAAAAGCAGGTGTTGAAGACGAGTCAAACGCCATTTCAATTGCAATGAGTAAACTTGCAGAGAACATTGACAAAGTCGATGAGCGTATGATTGAAGCTATGGTAAGTCGTGGAGCTACAAAGAATAGCGTAGCAATTAACTTTGATAACGATTTTGCTGGCAAGTACATGGAACTCTTCCAACTGCTTAAGGAAATTGTGTTATTCAACTTTGGCTCTGTTTTTACGATGCTAGGTTCAGAAGAAACGTAAAAGAATCTTCTGAGCCAGCCAGCAAGGTAGAGAAGGAGGTAGCAGAAGGCTTTTCCCAAGATCCTCGGGTAATGTCTCTACTCCTTTTTGAGCCTAAGCTATGTACCCTGCACGAGTTACAAACTACCTACAGTATTACAGACTTTTACAACATGCTTGAAATTGTTGATGTCCAAAGAACAATGCAAGCTGAGAGTCGTAGACTACAAGAATTAGAAAAGAAGAAGAGGTAACATCATGGCTGCTGGTCAAATGGCTGAGTTCTTTGCTACGTTTGGTTTTAAAATAAATCAAGCCGACATAGCAAAAGTTGATAAACAACTAAATATACTAGAAGCTAGAGCTAGAAAAATGAGTGAGAAATCTTTATCCAATATCAGGGTAAACATTTCTCGCTTTAGTTTTAGTGCAGACTTCAATACCAGACTACATAAAGCCTTAAAAGCTCGTATGAAGGTTGCAAGTGGTAAGGGAGTAGCTCCGGAGATAGCTTTAAGTAGGTTTGTTGTAGACAAGACGGCACTTCTTCGTCAAGTCCATAGTGCCACCAGACATGCTGAAAACAGCACAACAATGCGTATCAGGACTGCGATAAACCGCACTGGTATGCAATCCTTATCTAACAGTAAAGTTCTTATTTCTCGCTTTGGTTTCAGTGCAGACTTTAACACAAGACTCCATAAAGCTTTAAAAGCTCGTATGAGAGTTGCAAGTGGGCGTGGTATTGCTCCTGAGATAACTTTAAGAAATTTTGTTATAAACAAGGACGGACTTCTTCGACAAGTAAAGAATGCGGTTAGACATGTTGAAAACAGCACAACAGTGCGTGTCAGGACTGCTATAAACCGCACTGGTATAGAGTCTCTTTCAAGAAGTAAGGTAATTATATCTCGCTTTGGTTTCAGTGCAGACTTCAACACCAGACTTAATAAAGCTTTAAAAGCTCGTATGAGAGTTGCAAGTGGGCGTGGTATTGCTCCTGAAATAACTTTAAGTAATTTTGTTGTAGACAGAAGCGCACTACTTCGTGAAATGAAAGATGCTATCCGGTATGTTGAGAATAACACGAGGATTCGTGTTAGGACTGGTGCAAACCGAGATGGTATGCGAGGCGCAGGAGGTGCTGGTGGTGCAGGAGGCCGTGTAGGTTTTGCTGCTGGTGCTGGTGCTGGTGCTGGGAGTGCTATGCGTGGGGCAGCACTCCCTGCCGTTGCTGGTGTTTTTGGTGTTAGTAAACTTAACCAAGTAAACCAACAGTTAATTGCTCAGAAACGAGCGTCTACAGCGGTATTTAAAGGGGAGGAAGCTGGTAAGGAACAGTTGGCTTATGTCAGAGATTTAGGTAACAAGATTGGTTTTGACTACAGAAGCCAAGCAGACCCTTACATTAAAATGGCTGCTGCTGGTACAACGGCAGGTATGTCTACAGATGGCGTTCAAGGTGTCTTCACAGGCATGGCTGAATACAGCCGTGTTATGGGCTTGAGCGACGAAGACATGAAAGGCTCAATGAGAGCTGTTGAGCAGATGCTTAACAAAGGTCAGGTATACTCAGAAGAACTTAAGATGCAATTGGGTGAGAAGTTCCCTGCTGCTATTCAAATCATGGCCGAAGCAGTCTCTGGTGGCGACACTGATAAGCTTTTTGATATGATGGATGCCGGTGAGGTTAATTCTCTAGAAGCTCTACCAGAGTTCGCTAGATTGCTTAGTGAGAAGGCTCGTGTAGGTGGCGCTCTTGCAGAGTCTATGAAAGACTCATCTGCGGAGCAAGGAAGACTGGCTAACGTATTTAACGATATGGTTAAGGTTTTCTCTGCGGCTGGCTTTGAAAAAGGTCAGGCTAGTTTGTTTAAAACAATGGCTTCATTCTTTAAAGATATGACTCCTTTGGTACAAGCTTTTGGTGAAGCTTGGAAGTATGTTGGTATCCTCCTTAGACTACCTCTAGGTCTTCTTTCGGATCTATCGACATTAATTGAAAGCCTTTCAAACAGCATTGGAATGGCTAAGGGTGATGTACTTGCTCTTGGTGCTGTCGCTACATTACTTGCGTTACCCTTCACTAGAGCGATGACTGTAATTGGTGCCGTACTACTGCTACTTGAAGACTTCACAGGGTATCTGACAGGTCGAGATAGTTTGATTGGTCATTTACTTGGCGATGATGAAGATCTCACTAAGAGTAATATCTTCGGTGTTTTTGAATCATTGTCTACACTGTTAGGTACTGTTTTTGATCGCTTCGTCGATCTAGGTCAGTTGGTTGGTGAGGGACTATTTGGAAGTGACGCTAACTTTAGCTTTGTAGAAACCCTGAACGATTTCTTGAGGGAAACAATAAGACTTTTAGACGATCTTAACGTAATGTTGGGGGGCGACACTAAAGCTCAAAGAGATTATGAAGCTAGGATTGAATCGGCAGGAAGCCTACAGCAAATGGACACCTTAATCAAAGGTAAAAAAGATCAGGAATGGTATGGCAATAGTTATGGTGGTAATTTATACCAGCAACTCTTGGGCGGGGTTGGTATAAAAGGTCTCCTTCAAGGGAAGAACTCAGTCTTTAGTGACAATGCCGACGATAAGGGAGATTCTGTTCTTATGGAGTTCTTGTTTTCTGACCTTACAAGATCAGTTGGTAATGAAATTATGGAGTTTGGAAAAACTGCTATAAATGAACTTACATCACAAGAAAACGCGGCACAAGTCTCTCGAGATCCCAGTAGAAGAGGCTTCAGCCCTAGCCCTGGCTTAAAAACAGAACTAGCACCTATCACCATTAACTTCAACGGGGATAATGTTGACCAAGAAGGTGCTAAGAAGGGGGTTACAGAGGCATTGCAAAGCCAACTACGACAAACTAATGATAACTTAGGAGACTCAGGTTGATTATATTAAAAAATAAAAACAGTGACTTCATCTATCTAGATGTTGTCACAAAATATTCTCAAACACTATCCAGTAAAGTTAGTCAACACCCTGTGGATGGGTTTGGTGTTGTATCAGATCACGTTACACAAGAAAACCCAAAGTTAAAGATAACTGGCTTCTTAACCGGAGCCGACTTTAACCTCTCTAAACCAAGGCTAACCCCTGAAGAAAGAGGTTTTATCGGAATTGATCAGGTTGTTGTTGAGAGTGATATTGCCTCTGCAATTACTGTGACCAGTGAAGACAGCCCAACAGACTTACTACCAAACATCGCCGGTCAATTCTTTACAGACACACTCCCAGAGATAGAGGGCATTTCTGAAGACAGAGCTGACTCCTATTCAGAGAAAGCTTTATTCTTAAAGCTTGAGAGTCTTTACATAAACAAAGAAGTACTTTCTGTATTTGAATTTGATGATGGTAGTGTGGTTGAAAGCTTTCTTCCAGACGTTGTTATAACAAACCTGACAATAAAAGAATCCCCGGAAACCGGAGACGCTCTTGCATTTGATCTCACTTTAGAGCAGCTAACTTTTTCCTATCTTATTGAGACTAGGGTTCCTGTCGATGTAGCAGAAGAGCAGCAACAGCAGGTTGCAGAAGAAGCTGCAAAGGGAGATAAGTCTACTGATGAGGTTGCTGCTGACGAAGGCGAGAATGATCGTACAGTACTCAGGAGTTTAGTTCCCGGTGAAGATGTCTCGTTGGGTGACATAACGGCTGCTCTTGGTCTTTAACTATAAGAGAGGTATACATGGCTTTAAAATATTTAAAATTACCCTTGTTTGATGATACTTACTATTCTTACTCTATTACATTAGAGGGAAATAAGTATCAGCTAAAATTTCTGTTCTTAGAAAGAACAAACACTTGGATATTTACTTTAAAAGATTCTAGAAAAAACACGCTAGTGTCCGGTCAAAGGCTAACACCAAATGCACTGCTATTTGCAGACTATCAGTTTGAAAACCTATCTGGTGGTTTCTTTTTTACGCCTGCAAGCGCCGTAGATCCTGAACAGGTAGATGCTAATATAGGTAGACCATCTGAATTTTACGAGTTGTTTTATATCTACAACGACATAACTGAGGGATAATTAGTAATGAGATTTTTTGATAGAAAGTACTTACTAGAGATAGGGGATTCTGCAACTGGCGATGGTCTTTCTATTAATGATCTCCAAGTTCAGTTTAAAATAAAGAAATCAGTAAATAATAAAGATAAGGTTGACAAGTGTTCTCTGAAGGTGTATAATCTATCAGATGAATCATTAACTTATTTACAAACAGATTATCCAATTGCAATCTTTTCTTGTGGTTACTCAAACAGCCTTGTAAGACTTTTTTACGGAGAAGTTACAGAGGTAGAGACCATAAAGAATGGAACTGACAGGATAACCACAATCAGTCTATCCCCCTCTTTTTCCGAACTCACTCACAAGATTATATCTGAACTTGTCCCAGAAGGCGGTAATATTGAAGATGCCTTTGAAGCTGTCAGAAAAACAACAAGTATAGCTAAAGGTGTTTATAAAGGTAAGAACTTAGGCTCAAAGGTTGTCTATGGGTATCCACTGACAGGCACACCTAGGCAGATGCTTAATCAAATCTCCAATGCGTATAATCTTCAGTGGAAGATTGAAAGCAACGTGTTGTATGTTAATGATTCAAGCACAGTGGAATCAACAAACACTCAACTAGCTCCTATTATAGGCCCCTCCAGTGGACTAATAGATAGACCTTACTTCATGACAGGTTCAGATAACGATTCCAGTGAGGATGCAGCCAAGAAGAGTGGCGTCAAGTTTAAAGCCCTACTTAATCCCACGGTAACACCCGGATCACTTGTCAGGGTTGACTATAAAGAAACGTCTGAATTCTACCGGGTAGAAGAAATAGAGTTTTCCGGAGACTACCGTGGTAAAGACTGGTTTATGACTTGTGTTTGTTCAAAAAGAAAAGGAACTGATGAAGAGGAAGCCCAATGAAGGAATTAACACTAAGCAGTGTTCTTAATGATTTTTACAATCACAAGACCTCTGATATGTACACCGCAATACCTTGTCGTGTAATAACGATAAGGATTGAGCTAGAAGACCAGAGGCTTGACATCCAACCTCTAACTAATAAGTCGTTACCTGATGGGACTGTAATCGAGCAACCAACAATACTGAATGTTCCTTTAATATTCCCTGCATCCAAAAAGGCTTCTATGACCTTCCCTATGGACGTTGGTGACATAGTCTTGTGTGTGTTCTCCCAAAGATCAACAGACGCCTTCAAGGCTTCCACAGGGAGTGTTACCTACACACCAGAAGACAAGCGTAGGTTTAGTATTAGAGATGCTATTGCAATTCCGGGTTTGTTTCCCTTTAAAGATTCTATCAATGATCCTGCAAAGCGTAAGTGGACTCACTCAACTAGAGACATGGTCATCACCAACAACATAGGTGAAAGCACTGAGTGTGAATTCCGACTAAAAGATAATGGCAATATTGAAATGAGGACCGATCAGGACTTCTACGCCACATTTAACGATGGGCTTATCGAGTGTAATAACTTAACAATAGAGGCTCAAGGTAACTTCACAGTCAACGCTGGTGCAAATATAAGTATGCAAGCTGGATCTGATTTAGGGTTAACAGCCGCGTCTTGGACAGTCAATGTATCTGGTGCTACCAACGTAACATGCCCAACAACTAACTGGGCTGGTGTTTTTAATCTTGCGGGATCTCTTGCTATGGCACAAGGAGCTGGTGGTGGCGGTACTGCTACAATAAGCGCACCACTTACTGTTACAGAGTCTGTCACAGTGACAGGTGGTGATGTTACTGCCGATGGTATTAGTTTAAAATCACACACACACAGTGACCCACAAGGCGGAACAGTTGGAGCACCACAGTAAGGAATTATTATGGACATACTACTAAGTGAAGAAACACACGACATTGTATTTGTTAATGGTGCCACACCAATTACGGCTGATGTTGGGGATAGTCTTAAGCAGAGACTTAAGATAAAGCTACTTACCTTTAAAGGTGAGTGGTTTCTAGACACTAACTATGGAACACCTTACTTCCAACAGATTTTTGGAAAAGGAAGATCAAAAGGTTCCGTTGACCTGATATTTAGAGAATTAATTGATGGGGATGCAGATGTTAAAAACATTCTCAAGTTTAAGTCATCCCTCTCAGCAGATAGAGGGTATACTTTGTCTTTCACAGTAAGTAGTAAATCAGGTGGGACAGCAGAAATACAAAACTTAGAGGTAGGTATATAATGGCAGGACTAACAGCAACGGGTCTAGAAATAAAACGACTAGACCAAATTAGAGAAGACTTACGGAAAGAAGCTACCGCTATATTTAGTGATCTTGTTACAGAAGATGAGGTATTAGACACAAGCAGCGCATCTACTGTTGGTAGATTAAT